GCAGCACCGGCTCGAGCGGATCAGCGACTACATGCGCGGCCGCCACGACTCGGTGTACGTCCCGTCCGGGGCCCGGTCGGAGTACAAGTGGCTGCTGGAACGCAGCGTCGTGAACTTCCTGCCGCTGGTCGTGTCGGTGATCTCCGAGAACCTGCACGTGGACGGCTACCTGCCGACCAACCCGGAAGGCGAAGTCGCGGACCCGGCGTCGGCCGGCTCGGCGGCGGTCAAGACCGACCCGGCGAACCCCTGGAGCATCTGGCACGCGAACCGGATGCAGGCCCGCCAGCACGGCCTGCACCGCTCGGTCGCCAAGTACGGTGTCGCCTACACCGTGGTGCTGCCCGGCACCATGCAGGGCCCCGACGGCGAGGCCGCGCCCACGCCGGTCATCAGGGCCGTGTCGCCGCGGCGGATCACGGCCCTGTACGCCGATGACGTGGACGACGAGTGGCCGGTCTACGCGGTCGAGGAACGCATCGTCCGGTCGGCGAAGAGCAGCATCCGGGTCGTGTCGCTGTACGACGACCAGTGCCGGTACACCCTCGTCGGCCGGCCCAGCCGCAACGCCCTCTACTGGCCCGGCGATGACGGCGCCCCGTCCGTCGACGGCTACCAGGGCGTCCCGTCCGGCGGGTCGGCGGTCGAGGAGCACGGCCTCGGCGTCTGCCCGGTGGTCCGGTTCCTGCACGACATCGACCTCGACGGCGAGATGGACGTCTCCGGTGTCGCCGAGCCGCTGATCACGCTGCAGGACCAGATCAACACGACCACCTTCAACACGCTGATGGCGCAGCAGTACGCCGCGTTCCGGCAGCGGTACGTCACCGGCATGGTCCCCGACGACGAGAACGGGCGCCCGCGGGAGCCGTTCCGGTCCGGGGTCGACCGGCTGTTCGTCGCCGAAGATACCGACACCAAGTTCGGGGAGTTCGGCCAGACGGACCTGGCGCCGCTTCTCGACTCGCGCGAGGCCTCGATCCGGCACATGTCGACGATCTCCCAGGTCCCCCCTTATCACCTGCTCGGCGCGGTGGCGAACCTGTCTGCGGAAGCCCTGGCTGCGGCGAGAGACGGCCTGGACCGGGCGATCAGCGAGCTCCAGTCGATCCTGTCCGAGCCGTACAAGCAGACCCTGCGCCTGGCCGGGCTCGCCGCGGGCAACAAGGCCGCGTGGGAGGACCGCACGTCGACCGTGGTGTGGCGGGACACCTCCGCCCGGGCGTTCGCGGCGACCGCCGACGCGCTCGGGAAGGTCGCCCAGATGCTGGGCGTACCCGCGACCGAGCTGTGGTCCCGGATCCCCGGCGTGTCGGCCGAGGAAGTGGCCCGCTGGAAGGCCGTCGCCGAGTCTCAGGGTGCGCTGGCCGAGCTGAACCGGATGCTGGAGCAGCAGATGACCCACGGCGCGGACACGAACGGGCCGCCGACCGACGCTGAGCCGTTCCAGGCGCCCGCACTCGGCAGGACCAAGGGGATCTGACGATGGCCATACTTGCGCCACTCCCCGTCTTCGTGCGCATCGGAGACGACGGGGACGAAGTGAAGATCGGGACCGTCACGCCCGAGGTAACCCTTCGAGAGCCGACCGGCGACGGGACTGTAATTGCCGAAATCCACGTGCCGGCCGTCGAGTTCTTCCGGGAATTTGGCGGTAGAATAGGCTTACGAAAAGTGCCCCGGCGGTGCGGCTAACACCCCGGGGCTGGCCGAACCTCCTGAGAAGGTCCGACATGGCTCAGACTACCCGCGCCTGCGCGGTATGCGGCGAAGACTTCGCCAGCGACTACTCGTTCCAGAAGTTCTGCGGAGCCAAGTGCGCCCGCAAGGATCGTTACGCCCGCACTCGTGAGCAATCCATCGCCTACTCGAAGCAGTGGATTGCCGACAACCGCGAGAAGCACGGGCAGTATGCGGCAACGTGGCGTGAGCGCAACCCCGAGGTGGCCAAAGAGGCTGCGAGGCAGTGGCAGCTAGCGCACCCGGAAAAGGGCCGCGAAGCGGCTAAAAGATGGTATGCGGCACACCCGGAGCAGGCCCGCGCCATGGCAAAGCGGGTGCGCGAGGCTACCGTTGAACAGCGGAAGGAAAGACTGCGCCGCTGGCATGAGGCCAACCCTGAAGCTAGCCGCCTGATGGGGAACAAGCGGCGAGCACTCCGGCTCGGCAACCGCGACAGCATAGGCGTCCGCCGGCCGGACTGGATCAGTCTTGTGCGTCGCTACGGCGGCCGGTGCGCTTACTGCGGCATCCGCCCCGACAGGATCTACATGGATCACGTGATCCCCCTGATCAAGGGTGGCCGTGACGCAATCGGCAACGTTCTGCCGACCTGTTTCGCCTGCAACGCGTCCAAGGGCCCCAAGCTCTTGGCTGTCTGGCGCTACCGCTGCGGTGGTGCCGCCCGAGGAGGTGAGGCTTTCCATGGTTGACACTGGTGGCACTGAGCGGCATCCTGCTGCTACCGAGCGGCTCATGGAGTATTTAATGGGCCCATGGAGCCGGTGCCGCAAAAATAGGCTGGGGCACCAAAGATGACTTCTATCGGTGCGAAATTGAATTGGGGCGCTTCGTAAGTCCAGGAATGGTAAAAGGGCTTTGCAGTAATTTGCACCGACGTGCCACCGGATTTTCTCCCGGACACGCGCCTGGCGAGTAGCGGGGGGATTTCGTGACCCAGCCATCCCCGCCCGCGCCCGTCGTCACTCAGGGCGCGATCGTGGCCGGCGGTTCTCCCGCCGTGACATCCTCCGCGTCCCTCGCCGCGCAGGCTGTCCTCGCCGCCTCGTTCTACGCAGCGCAGTCCTTCCTCGCCGTCGCCGCTACCAGGGATGTCCTCGCGGTGTGGCAGGCGCTGAACCTGCGGGATGTCCGCCAGTCGTGGCCAGCGTTGCGGACTGCGCTGGCCGCTTTGATCCGGGACCGGTACGGGCAGGCGTCCGTCCTCGGCACCGGGTACTACCAGCAGGCGAGGCAGGCGGCCGGGATCCCCGGCATGGCCCCCCGCGTGCATGTTCCCCCGCCGCCTGCACAGCTGATCGACGCGACGCTGGACTCGACGGGCCCGTACGGGCTGCTCGGCCGGATCAAAACGGGCCAGCAGCTAGCGACGGCGAACGAGAACACGGGCGTGGTCATGTCGGGTGCGGCACAGCGGCTGATCAGCAACGGTGCCCGGCAGGCCGTGCTCCGGTCGGTCGACGCCGACGCGAAGGCCGTCGCCTGGATGCGGGTCACCTCAGCGAACCCGTGCGCGTTCTGTTCGATGCTCGCCGGTCGCGGCGCGATCTACCGGACCCAGAAAACGGCGGACTTCGAGGCGCATTCGCACTGCTCGTGCGTCGCCGCTCCGGTTTTCTCCCGCGAAGACGTCAAGGCGACCCGCGACAACCCGCTGTACCAGCAGTGGAAGCAGGCCACCAAGGGCTACGGCGGCCGGGACGCACTGAACGCCTGGCGCAGGCACTGGGACGCGCAGCAGAACCGTGACGGGCTCCGTGTGCTGCCCGCCGCCTAAGCGTTCTCGGCGAGCACTTCCGCGCGGATAGCTTCGCGAAGCGACCAGAGCTGGCTGTTCGCTAGAGCATCGTCGCCCACAAAGTTGGCGTACGCCTTCTTGACAGGACCCCAGACGTCGAGGCCTGCGGCGTAGCCGGCGGTCTCTAGCGCGGCATCGTCCGCGAAGCCCTCGCCATATTCCTGCGGGCTGACTGGCGGTCTGCTCATATCCCCAGTTTAAGGCGGGTGTCACCTCGTGGCCGACTACGCCTCGTCCATCCAGCGCACATCCGGCACCGATCCTCTCGTTCCGCAGCCCTCGAAGGGAGCACGGAAGATGGCCACTCCCGACGCGTCGACCATGCGGAGGCTGGTCCAGCAGGGCAAGGCGATGGCCGCCCCGGGCCAGGGCCGCCCGGGCCGCTTCAACATCCGGAACGCGAGCGAGCTGGACGACGCGATCCAGGCCGTCGGCCGCGTACCGGCGGACGGACGGCCGGCGGTGCGCAAGTTCATCACGCAGCGTGCGAAGGCGCTGGGCCTGAGCGCGCGGATCCCGGACTCGTGGAACGCCGACGGCACCCTCAAGGACGGCGGGGACTCCGCCTCGTAGCTTGGCCGCCGCGCCCGGCCTGACTCCGCCCCTGGCAGGCGGACAAGGGGCTCAGCCCCGGTGCGACCTATCTATCAGCGCCCGCCGCAACGGAGGGCGCTTTTCCATTCCCGGAACGGGAGAAGTCGATGTCAGAAGGCAGCACGGAGACCGGCCAGGCGCCCGGAACGGGCACCGGTGGCGGCGGCAGCGGCAGCGGCGGCGGATCCGGGTCTCCGGTCCGTGTCGCCGGGACGCCAGGACAGAACGGCGGCGCCGGAACCCAGGTGCACGCCCGTGGCGCCGCGGGCGCTCGCGGTGCCTCACCGGCCGAGGGTGACCGTAGCGCCGAGCAGATGCTCACCGACGCAGCGGCCGGTGACGGCGACGGAGGCAAGGCCGACGACCCGCTGGCCAAGGCGCAGGCCGAGATCGACCGCTGGAAGACGCAGGCCCGCGAGAACGAGAAGCGCGCCAAGATCAACGCCGCCAAGGCGCAGCAGTACGACGCGTACGAGGAATCCCAGAAGACCGAGCAGCAGAAGCTCACCGACCAGCTCACCGCAGCGCAGGAAGACGCCCGGAAGGCGCACGAGGAGCGGTTCCGGCTGCTGGCCTGCGCTCATTACGACCTGCCCCCGGAACTGATCCCGCACCTCGGCGGCGGCACTGAGGAC